TGGCGCTTGACCAAAGAAATCTATGGCAGATGAGCCGCCGCGAATTGCGCCCGCGCCGCCTGCGTATCCCATTTCCTTGAGTGGGCCGCGTTCCTTAGCCTGCATCTCCTTGAGCGCAGTCGCCCTCTCAAGCAGGCTGCGAGCTGTGTCAATGTTTCCGTTCTTATAAGCGTTGCGAGCGCCCTCTTCTAGCTGGAATACTGTAAGATCTGCCATTATTGGATTCCTAATGCTTTCTTCTCATCTTCGGTGAGGTCATCAGTTGGGCTTTTCGGCTTGGTCGGTTTTGGGGTTTCTTTACTTAATACCCACGCAGGCGTCTGCCCACCAAAGTATCTATCAAATTCCAACTTTTGATTTTGATCTGCAACGCTGTATGCGCGTCTGATTGCATCTTTATAATGGTCCTCAATGACAGACATTTGATTCAAGACATCTTTTTCTGGCAAGTCTAAGTTTAATTTAGCGATTGCGCTCTCAAGTAGCGCAAGTTCTTTCTCGGAAACCGATCCAAGTGTCGCGCCGCCAGCTTTTAACTCTTTCAATGCGCCAAGTGCCATCCCTGAGCGAAGCGTATCCGCAACGTCACGCGCCGCAGTTGCTGTGGAAAATGGAACCTTGCTAAATAGCCATCCAGTAAAGCCAGTTGATGTACCGCTGCCCATTATCATATCTTCAAGGCGTTTGAGGTCTTCAAGCGCTCCCGCGCCTCCTCCAACAGCCGCCTCCTGCGCGACGCTTTTCCCTTGTTGCTCACGCAATTGTGTTATTGCTAGAGATGCTGCAGATGGGTCAACTAGCCCCATCATCGCAGCCTGCGTTAGCGCCTGAATTTGTGAGTTAATATCGCCGCCAGCGCCCATTCCTTGGCCGCCAAAGACTTTTGCCACCATCGCCTGTTTAGCCTGCGCCGCCTGACGCTTGCGCTCCATGTCTTGGATGTCGGTGAAGCGGCCAATAAGGCTGTCAAATGCAGATCCTTGCTTACCAAGCAACGCCTGCCCCGCGTCTTGAATGGCCGCGAAGCCAAGCATCATACGTTGGCGCTTGGACAGGCTCTCGAATGGATCTGTCGGCGCTTGTTGCTGCTTTGTAATCATGGCAAGCAGATCCTGCATACCTGCGCCCTGAGCCGCAGGCGTCGCCATTGGGGCGTCTGGCATTGCCGTCACTGGTCCATCGGGAGCCTGTTTTACGCTAGGGTCATCTGGCAACGTCACGGGAATGTCTGGCTGCTCTGGAATGATCGCCGTCGGATCGGTGACGCCTAACGCCTCCATCTCCTCTGGCGTGGCTTCTGCACCCACTGGGACGCCGTTTACGTTGATGCCTGCTGCTGCCAATTTATCCAAGTCATCTGGTGTAAGTATGTATGCCATTATGCAATCCCCAAATCTTTATAGAGGCCGCCGTAGTTGACGCGCTTATATCCGTCGCCCCCAACGACAACGTATTGCGGATGCGTCTTCTCAAGCTCCTGAGCAATAACGCCCATCGTTGGATCACCTTCCGCTCCTGCGGCCTTGCCGTCGGCATTCCATTCCCATGTGTAGAAGTTGATGCCGCCGTGGCCGCCGATCTTTTTGACGTTTTTCTTGAGGCGAGCGTCTGACATTTTAAATAATGGTGCCATCGCGCCCAAGCCTTGCCCAAAGGAGCCAAACGCCGTAAGCGCGCCGCCAAGGCCAAGGTCTTGTGTTGCGGTTGTTGACGTTGTGCCGTAGCCCGTTGGGATTGACCCCCCGAAGCCAGTGATTGCGGCGAGCTGTTGATATGGATAACCTTGTTGGCGCATAAATTCTTGGAACGCAAAGTCAAGTCCTTGCTGCTCAAGTTGACGTGGCATTGCATATGCCCCCGCCTGTGCGCCTAAGCCTGTGAGCTGCGCTTGCAGGCCCGCACCCGCTGTGGACGCAAGCTGAGACGCCGCGCCTAAGCGCTCTTGCGTTTCCGCAGATGCCCGCGCCGTGCCGTAGTCCATGCCGCGCTGCATGAGGTCTGCGATTGTCTTGCCCATTCCAACCTGATACTCGCCCTCAAGTGCGCCGCGATATACGTCTCCGCGAGATCCGAACGCCTTGGCGGCAGTGCGCTGCGCCGCCTCTCCAACACGCTGCTTGGCGCGCTGATTTTCCAACGCTGCAAGCGTCGGGTCAACGACACCAGCCGTATATTGGTTTGCGTACTGGCTGACGCGCGCTGCGCGTTGCTCTGGCGTCTCTTGGGCAATGTCAGAGGCCACGCCGCGTGCTGTAAGGTAGTCGGCTGCGCCAGTGTCAATGTTTTCGTATTGCTTGAGCAACGCCTCTTCTTGCGGCGTCATCCCCGCGAAGCGTTTACCCGTGTAATCCTCAAACGGCTTGTTGAGGATATTTTCTTTAGCAAAATTTAAGCCCGTCTGGACGTAATCTTTTTGAAGCGGGTCCATCTCCGCGACTTGTGTTTTTGTTTCTGACTGACCGCCCATATTAAAGCTCCATCTCGTAGCGCGTTGACTTTGGCTTAAACGCCGCTTGACGCGCGCAATACCGTTCAAATCCTTTTCGACCGTCGGCGTGGATCGCCTCTAGTCCCGTTTCTTTGGCGACATGTGTAAGCATTTCCAACACATACTCCATCCATTCCTTCATCCGCGACCCGCCCATAAACTCAATGAACAAGACTTTTCGGCGGGGGTGACGGACAATTGATGTTGTGATCGCAGCGACCAACGTGTCCCCTATGTAAACAACCCAGACCACTGATCGGCCTGCGTACAAGTCGCTTATAACGTCTTCGATGCCAACGTCGCGATTGTGTCTTTCAATCGCTTTTCCAAGTAGCCTGCGTATGTCTGGTAAAAACACATCAAGGTCACTTGGTAACACTGGCGTCGCGAAAACACGACTTTGTTGTTGCAATCTTACTACATTATTAGTCACCCGTGAAGCCTCGTTATGCTAATCGTTGAAGCGGGGGCCGAAGGCGCAAATGCAGTCGCCGCCGCCGCTGTGAGATATCCGCTTGTGCTGTCCACAGCCCACATGGCCTCCAAGTAATCACCCGCAGTGATATTGAAGATTGCGGAGCGTGACGTGACAAACGTTGACCCGTTGTTGTGCAGGCTGTTTTTCATCGTTGAGCCAGTGATGTCGGTGCCATTGATGCGTGGCCAAAACCAGAACGTCACGGAACTTGATGACGTTGACACAATCTGCGCAGAAAACGAAACCATGTATTCGCCGCTTTCCGCAAAAACCAATCGAGACGCGGGTGTTCCATTTGTGATACCCTCGGCAACGCTTGCAGTGTACGTTAAAGCGTACGCCGTATTTGCTGCCGCCGCCGTGACATCCGACGAGATGCCGCCAGAATAGTTGCCATCCTCAAGAACAACTTGCACCCATTCGCCGTTTTTGCTGACGACAGGATACTGGTTCACGTCGTCCCACAGTAGGATGCCGTTTTCAGATGGGTTGTCAGTGGATGTCTTAAAAAACAGCTTTGTCAAATTGCGCTGCAAAAAGTTTGTAAGCTGCCGACCCCACTGCGATAGGTCTGGCCCGATCTGTGGCAGTAGCGGCGCACCCATTAGCGCGTACCCGCAGGTTTGACGTCAACGCGCATAATTCCAACCTTCCAATCGGTCAGTCGGTCGCCCGTGACGCGCATTCTAAATTGACGCCCAGAGAAACGCACAGATGTCGGGTTTGACGGATTGTATGGCCCGTGAACCACCTCTGCCTCGTTTGGATAGAACCGCGTCTTGAACGTCAGATCAACGTCACCCTGAGTGTTTTCATCTGGGATTAGCTTTGTCACGCGCATTGTTTGCTCGCCGACGCCAATCGATATTGGCCCCGTTTCGGCATATACGCTCTCGCCCTCGTAGTTGTTCCCGATTTCGTGATCCATGAGATCGCCGCTTGATTTGGCCATGATTGGTTGCTTGAAAACGCCGCGGCTAATGCCAGATGTTCGCGCAAGCGACCCAATAAGCCAGTGGTTTTCTTTGTAGTCAAACGCAACGTAGCGGTCAATTTCCGTGCTGTTCCCCGACGGATAGAACCACCAAATCTCACCAAATTGCGAATTATTAAACGCCCAAATCTTAGATTGCTGAGATGAGTTCAAGTCGCCGAAAATCTTGTCATTTACTGGGCAGTCAACTTCTTGAACGCTGTTGCCCGTATATGTGAAGAACCCACGCTGCCCCATCCAGAATACGTTTCCAGACACAGCCGCAGCCGACATGCGTGAAATTGCCCCGCAGCCAGAGCCAACTTTCTGCACGTTGAATACAAATGGTGGGCCAGAATATGTGAAGCTGTGGGCGTCTAAGTCTGTAATAACCAACGTCTGACCGCGAGCCTGAATGCCCTGCATAATCTGGCCAGATGTTTGCAACTCAATGTCACCCGCTTGGTTTGTCACCGCAGGTGTCCACAAGGTATTGTTTTCCTGATCGCACCACTGCACCTTGCGTGGATTGTTTCCTGCGCCTAGCGCAAAAAGGAAACGCTCTTCTGTCACGACTAGCCCAAGGTTGCCTGTTGGCGCATTGGCGATTGCAGCGGCCTTTACGCCCGTGTCTAACTGCCACTCAAGCAGTCTCCCATCCTCTGTGGAACAGGCGACAAGATACTCGCCCCAGTTGTCTAATGACCAGCTAGTCGCCTCAGAGTAGTTGCCAGTGTCTGGGCGTGGCGCACCGTAAAAGCCAGTGCCGTAAAAGCTGTTGCCATAACCAGTCCGAACCGTGGCGTCCTCGATGCCAGCGACAAGATCAGTTGGCGCGATGTCGGCTGTCGCGCCAGAAGAGGTGGCAACTTTTAACTCATTGTATGAACCGCCAGCGATCCACGCCGTGCCGTTCAACGCTTCCCACGAGTGCATCCCGCGCAGTGGGTTTGTTGAGAACGCAGATATGCGATCACGCCACCCATTGACTGGGCGCAGTGACCCGCTTTGCCAACGCACAAGCGATCCGTCTAACCAAGCGTTTGAGTTCTCGTATTCAGTGCCGTTTGCGCGGAACCCTGCGGGGATTTGGAGCGGGATTAACGTCATGCCACTGATCCATAAATTGTGCCGTTGTTCGTCATTGACGCAATGGCGGTTCCTGAGATGGCTGCGCCACCTGCG